CATTACCACTTGACCATGCTGTGCCACCTTGATATTTAGGTGTAACAGATGATCCATCAATAGTGACTGCATTATTGTAGTAAGCTGTAGCACCTTGTGACACTAAGAACACTACTGTTAATGCTTCTCCAGTTGCCATTGCTGTATTTAGAGATGTACCTGAAGATGCTCTAAAGTTTACTGTCCAGTTTGCACTTGCATTAGTTGTGTAATAAAGCACAGACTGTGTAGTTACATCATAGTTAATTGTGCCTGTAGCCGCAGTTGCTGATACTGTAGTTGTTTCTAAGCTATTTACAAACTTAGATGAAAGAATACTTGATGAGCCTGTAAATGTTTGTTGTCCTGTGTAGTTTGTAGTGCCAGACATGGTAGTCACATTAGCTGTAGTAATATTTCCTGTTGTAATATTAGCTACGTTTGCAGTTAAAGCACCTGTAAGACCAGTGGTACCTGTGACTGTAAGATTGCCAGTTACACTCAAGTCAGTGATAACTTCTTTACCACCACTTGAATCACTTAATAATTGGAAGTTTGTGCCATCATATAAGACATCCACCACAGCATTAGCCACAATGGTATTAGCTGGAAGTGCTGAACCATCTGTAAGTTTAATTGCACCAGAGCCAATAGACACACTATTAACTTGAACTTGTAATGTAGATGCACCAGTGTTAGCATTAGCTGCTTTAAATTGTAAACGTAAACCTGCTGTCACTGTAGTGGTTACAATGTTTGCAGGATAGTTTGCAATATAAGCATCAGCAACACCTGTATCTGCTACATAGTTTGAATATGTAGCTAAGTCATTGGTTGCATTGGAAATTGTTGAGAAGTCTTGATCGAGATATACAAGGGGAATCGCACTTGTACTTCCCGCAAACGTATTTGGTACTGATATTGGTTTTGCCATAATTTAGAACCTCGCCCTTAATTCATGTTCGTATTCGAACCCGTTAATAGTATATCCCGGTGATGTAGATTGTACAGTCATTCCAAGATATTTGCCATATTGCTGTGCATCTGTTTTAAATAAATTGTAGCCTGTGGATGACCAGCCAATTGTTGCTCCTGAAGAGCTTGTCCAAGGAATAGTTGCTCCTGAAGTACTAATCCATGGAATTAATGATGTAAGTGTATAAACTGGACTTGATCTATTTTCACTATCCACAGTCACTGTGCAACTAAACGTATTGTTAGCAGAAGATGTTGCCTCAATAGCAATCTTCAAAGCTTGCTTATCACGGATTGGATCACCCATAGGATGAAGTGCTGTAGAAGCCGTAGTTGCAATTGTAGTTGAAGCATTAGAATAAAGTTTATAAAGGTCAGTTCCTGTAGAGCCATAGATTAAAGCTTGACCATCTTTAGGAGTAGCTGAAACGTGTTTTACTGCACCTTGAGATGTAACAAACCATTTCTTTTCAAAAAACACGGCTTGGATATATCGACCTGAACTATCCCCTGTATATCTAAAATTAAAGACAGCACATAAGGCATTTTGTAATAAGACTTGACCACCAGTCACTGGATAGTTGTAATCAATAAACTCTACAATACCATCGATAGCATCTGATAGTTTTGTAGTGGTAGAGCCTACTAAAGCATATACCCCATAGTTATTCATAAATAAAACTGATCTAAAGAATGGGAATATGGCATAAGGAAGCTGAGTGCCTACAGAAGCCGATACGTTGGTGTTAGTAAATAAGGTAGTTCCAGCTGTAGTTACTCTTACATCTGAAAATACATTGATGGAATCTTCACCAAAGATGTATAAAAAGTTATTGGCTGATAGTAAATTAACAATATTACTTCTTAAAGTAGCATCAGTTAAGCTTACTGTGCCTGCAGAAACGCTAGTAAAGTCAGAATATGAGCCTGCAGCTGAGTAATAAACATTGCGACCAGAAGCAATCCATACACGACCACTAAAGGATTGCACTCCTGTATTATCATTTGTGTTGATAATAGCTTTGGCTGTGGCATTAGAGCCTCCACCACCTGTGATTGTGACTGTAATATTAGACGCATTGGTATATCCAGAACCTGGATTGGTCATGACAGCCTGTGTAATTTGACCACCAGATAGGATTGCAGTAGCTGTAGCATTGGCACCCCCACCTCCAGATATGGTGATTACTGTATTAGAAGCATTGGTGTAACCAGTACCACCTCCTGTAATTAAAACTTGTACAGTTCCTTTTTGGAATGTCACTAAACTAGCTACGGCATTAGCACCACTGCCTCCACCTCCAGTAAATGTCACAGTGGGAGGGCTTGTATAACCAGAACCTGCTTCAGTCAATATAACTGCACTGATTGTACCTGTGGCTATAGTAGCGTTGGCTGCAGCTGACGCACCACCACCACCTGTAATAGTCACAGAAGGATTAGATGTGTAACCTGAGCCTGCATTAGTGACTGTAATTAAAACAACAGTATTTGATAAGGTAGTTGCTACTGCGGTAGCTTGTGTGCCACCAGGTAAGTTAGGTGCACCAATAGCTACATCAGGGACAGAAGTATAACCAGAACCTACATTGGTAACTAGAATAGATGAAACACCTCCAGAGCCCTCTGTAATTGTACAAACTGCAGTGGCTTGAACGCCATTAGCATCATTAGGTGCACTTAGAATAACAGCAGGAGATTCTGTATATCCAGCACCACCAGACACTAAACCAATATAACCTACAGAACCTACACTTACTAAATTTGTACCATCCCAAGTATAGTAACCTTTGATTGGGTCTAAGATTAAAGCACGCTCATCTTTCCATTGTGATACTCGCATACCACTATTAGAAAATGTGCTAGTGACAGCTACATTGCCTTTTGTATTAGTAGCTAAATCTACATATTCACATCGACCATCATTTTCAAAAGCTAATACATAATCTTTATTGTTAATGTTGACTGTAAATAGTTGGCTAACTGTATTTCCAAAAGCAACACTTTGATTATCAGGAGCTGGAAGTGCTTTTAAGTTACCATAGCCCAATGGCATGAGATTCTCAAGCCATGCAAATTCCATCTCATCAATAGCTGTGCGATTATTTTTAGTGTTGATACCCTTGAACTGTTTAGTAACAAGGTACGACTTTTTCTGTTCAACTGCTGCCATAGTTTATAAAGTCGTGTAAGGGTCAGGGATTCGTCTAGTAAATACGCTATTAAGAACGGCTTGAGCTTGTTTAATATACTCTTGTTTAAATATCTCAGCTTCACCAAATGATTGCTCTTTGTATTTAGCTTTGTAAGCTGCATAGAAAGCTACAGGTGAAGTATATGGATCATTGATTGTGTCTTGATCTGTTCCTGCAACTAATGGTGTAGGCAATATTGTAGTATCAATTTCTAATTGATAAACTTGATCTGGCACAGGTGAAATAAATATTTGTGATTGACCATACACAGTAAATGAAATAGGTCTGCCAATATAGTTTTGCCAAAAACGTAGTTCTGCGTTGAACTGTGTCCATGGCATATATCTCATAGGTACTCTTGTATTTCCCCAATAAAGATTAATGTTTAAAACATCTAAAGTTTGTAATCCTTCTGGAAGAGAAGCATAGTAAATATTTTCACAGTTACCTACATAAGTTAAACCTACAGTTCCATTTAGGAATTGTGTAGTAGGAGGATAGTTAGAGCCAGAAGCAGGATAAGCAGGGGGATCATCACCTGATGTACCAGCTTGGGTAACTTGATATATGAAGATGTTAGAAAAAACAAAATCATTGAGAGCATAAGCAGTATTAGCAGCCCATGCTGTAGGATTTGTAGGGGTTGCACTGCTGATAGTATCAGTGGTTCTAACCTTTAAAGGTGTTTGTGAAATCTGGATTGTTCTTAAACATCCAGTGTCTCTGACTAAACGCTCTCTAGCGCCATTGATGTAGTCTGTGAGCTCAGTATCAGTATAGAAGTTACCATTAGCATCATGTAGAAGCCTTCTAACTTCTGTAATATATCCTGATAGTGTCTGAGACATTTAAACTCCATACAATAATATATTGTTATCCAGCCACTTGGATTTTTCCCTTCTCACGTTTCAAAGGTAAAACCTTATCTTCATGAGAAGGTAATTTGTCCACCACTGGGGATAACGAGTGGTTGTGTTTAGGTGGTTGGTCTGAAATGACAAACTGTTCTAATTTCTTTAGACCTTTTTCGATGTCATTCCTTGTGTGAATGAAACCAAGTCTCACCATGTAATCTTCTTTATTTGAATCTAAATAACCAAATATGTGACGAGCAGCCTTTTCGCTAATTTCTACAGTTTTTCCTTTAGGGAACTGTATGGTCTTAAATTCGTAATCGAACTCAAGTAAATTATCCGACTGATTCGTCACATACAAGGTTGACATTTCTATAACGTTACAACGTCACCAAAAACAGTAATATCGCAAGTGCCATTGGTCACAGCAGTATTAACTACCAAGTATAGTGCTGGAGCTGTATAAACAGTTGTAGCTGTTGCAGCTTTTAAGCCTAAATCTTGATAAGTAGTTGTGCTAGACACATTGGCTAAAACTACGTTATTGGAAACTGCATTTGAGGTGTTTCCATCACTACTTGTGAGGATTGCCACATTTGCAGTTGCAATAGTTGCATTTGCGTTAGCTACAGTAATTTGACGAACGATGTAAGCAGTACCAGATGTGATTGGTATAGTTGCTACAGCATTACCAGTTGCACCTACTGATGCACCTTGTACTTTGCCTAGAGCAATTCTATCAAAACGATCTGGGTATAACGCTCCTACATGATTCGCAATCATACCGTCTCCTTAAGCGTAAGTTTCATCAACGGCTTGTCCACCGTTAGTTGCTAATAAAGTTACTGATGTGTTTGCTGATGCTGCCACCGCAAATACATTTTGACCGTCTGAAATAATGACACCACCAGTGTTGTTAGCTAAAAGCGTAGCAGCACTAGAGCCATTATTTGCTGTCACAGTTACGTTAGCTGTTGGATACATTAAGTACACACCAGCTGGAATAACTGTACCAGGTGTTGTCACGGCTGTAACAGTTGTTGTTTGAAAGTAGGCACCTGCAGTGTTAGTGTTTGTACCTGTAACTAAAATCTTGTTGGTTGCTAATGACATAACTTATTCTCCTTAAATTGTTAATGAGTTATATCCAGTAACCTTAGTCATGGATTTTGGTTTAGTATTCACTAACTCAGCAATAGTTAGCACCGCACCTACATAACCGATTTGCCAGTTTGGTAGTGTTGATTCAAAACCTGTAAACACAAATGAACCTTGGTCATGGATATACAATGAGAGGTAATTTGTATTGAGGAAGTAAACAGTACCTTCTGGGCAATATGGGTCTGGATAAATTGGTACACCAGCAACCATCAATGCACGGAATGCAGCTTGAGGACCGTTAGCGTCACCATCAAAGCCTGAGCCTGGAGTGATAACGTATTGCTCTTGACCAACGTAGTCTTGAGCTAACAATGTCCAAGTACCAAATCCGCAAACACCAAAGCTAGGCACTTCAGCAGAGTTTTTAACTGTGCCAGAAATGTATTGCAAGATGTTTTGACGAGTTGGGTTTACACCACCTGCTGCATATTGTTTTGATTGCCACCAAGTGTATGTAGAACGGTCAATGTTACCGTATGTACCACTTGATGAAACAGCTGCAGGCAAGCCTGTGAATTGCTGTGTATTTGTGCTGTTGTTGTACAAGCTTGTTGCCATAGCATCCATCATTACGTTGGTTGCATCATTCATTCTAGCTTCAATCAAAGGAATGACTGCGGCATCTTGTTGAACTGCACCTTCCATACCTAGGAATGGAACTGGAGCAATCATCAACTTAAGGTTGAACTCAGCATTGTATGCGCCTTGTTGAACTGACGGTTGATTGAATGAGCCAGAATAGTCTGACCATTGTGCGTTCACAAATTGTGAGCCTTGTACAGGCACGGTTACTGAAGAAACACCACCAGAAGCTTGTTGACTGTTTGCAATCAACGCTGCCATCAAGGGTGTGCTGTTATAAAGTTGTACGACTAGCTTCGGGATAAACGCTCTACGAGTGACGTAAGTCAACTCCGTTAATTGTGTTGAACCTGAAGCCGGAAGAATACCACCACCTATAGCCATAGTTTATCTCCGTATCTAATAAAAATTAATCCCCGTTACTACTAAAGACCAATGGGCTTAGGAGATTTCCTAAGTTCATTAAGTGCTTTAAATGCTTCATCCCTTGCTGCTGCCACTGGATTTTTCTGATATTTAGAAAGATCAAACTTGGACAATGTGCTTGGGTTATAACTTGTACCAGGAGTTGGAGCTGCTGATTGCTGCATCCATTTCCAATACTCTGCTGCCGTTTCGTGATTAGGAATGTTTTTTTCTAACATTACTTTTTCGATTTGCTCAATGTCACCATCGTCTTTAGCTAAACCTTTTTTGAAAAGTGCTTGACGATTTTCATTAAGCTTATCTCTTGCATCACGTTCACGCAATTTATTTTCTAAACCTTCTACGCGTTCATAAGCTTTTGATACGGCATTTGTTGTCGCATCTTCAATCTCTAATTCAGGGATTGGTAGCTCTGGTTTAGCTTTCTTAGTTAAACGCAAAAAATCTTTTCTAGTTTCTGGATTCTCTGCTAACTGTTTAGCTAAAGCAGCTAACTCTAGCGTTTGTTCATTTGACATATCTTCTAAGCTCATAACTATCCCCTTTTAAATTAAATTACTTTTTTACCGTCAGCTGGTTTTTGTACATTCATGCGGTTCTTAGGACCAGCTTTAGCTGCGCCATCTAAACCACCCATTTCAGCATAACGTGGTGTGTTTACAATTTGACCATTTTGTTGTGTGTTATCAGTTGGGCGTCTAGGTGCACCAGCTGCTCTTGGTTTAAATAAATCCATTTATTGCTCCTTAAGTTTCGTTGATTATACAGGTCCAGGTGATGGTGGTAATCCTTGCGGACCTCCTCCCATACCAGGAATTTGTGGCGCTTGTGCCAATGCTTTACTTTCAGGCGTTGCGCCCCCAGCCTGAGGTAAAGCTTGTAGCATCTGTAAAATCTCAGATTGCTGCAATTCTTTTACGCTGTTCTTTCTTTCGCCAACAACTGATGTGAGTGCTTTCAATGCAGAAAGAATCTTTTGTCCTTCTGGTGAATCACTACCAATTGCTGATATGGATTGTTCGATTAAGTCCATTGCCATGCCAATATTAATTAATGCGGCTTCACGGCTTCCCATTTTAGGTTCTGGAGTGGACATAGGTGCTGCCATTGGAGGAGTTTCATCCGCTGACATTGAAGTATCTACAGGCTCTGCTTCGTTTTTAGCAGGCATAGGAGTAGTTGATGCTGGGTTTTCCATCATCTTAAGTAATTCTGCTGAGGGTTCTGCCATATTTTTTCCTAAATTTATATCGCTAGATATAAACAATTTTTATAGCATTGTCAATATCTATGCAATTTATTTGCACATTTTTCGGCTTTTACGACCTTTTCTTGCCATTTTCAGTCCTTTCAAAATAAAGGCGACCACTTTTTTAGAGAGCAGCCATACTCTTTTTTTAAAAACCACGGTTACCAGACCTAGTTGAACTACGGTCAGTCATACGATTACCGTATGATTTCATACCTTGTACTCGGTATTGTAAACTTGCAGGTTGATCTTGTCTATCCAATTCTTGAGTTGAATAGCGTGGTTGATCTGCTGTTGGTGTTGTCATACCTTGTTGAGCCATTATAGTTCCTCCATATCAGGTGCTGGTGGAGCTGGACTTGGTGCAGGCGCTTGAGGTGCCATAGCCATCATCTCAGCTTGTTTCTCTTCATTTGCTTTTAATTTCTCTTTGAGCAATTGTTTCATTGGAGGTTCAAGTAAATCAATGAGACCCTCACGATCAATAGCTTGCGC